AGGAAATCATATAGAATCTAGAAATAGATTTTGTATGATTTATATCCATTTATACGCACTAGTTCGTAGATGCTTATACGCACTTTGGTGAATGAAACATAACCAAAATAATACGAACTAGTGCGTAAGGATTTTTCTCACCCCCAAGTTTTCAAATAAAACCACAATAGATTGTGTTCTAAAATCAGACCCCCAATCCCTTGTGGTGAGCCGAAATCTAGCCTACCCCCTCCAAACCGCAAGGGGTTTTTTGGGATTTTTTTGGGAAAAGTTGGGAGAAGTGTAAACCCTTGTCAAATAAGGGGTTGGGTTTATGGGGCCCCCCGGGCTTGACGCAAGTCCTTTGTTTTCAAGCACTTACGCCACCGCGAGCCTCAATGCTGAATAAATCGAATAGGTTGGGAAATATTCTTATTCCAACACAATCCACAATCTGCACAAGATTCAGTCTTTCCAAGCTGTTCGGGGCAAGTAATCGAATCTCCCTCTTCCTCGAAAACATTAGCTGAATAGATACCATTCTCGGGGAAGGATTCATTGCTATTGGAGAATCGAATCAGACACCGATTTGGGAAAAGTCTATTAGCATGACTAATATCTCGCCCAATATTGGTATCATACTTATGCGCCGTGTATCCCCAAACATAAAGATTAGGATACATAATCAAATGGCGAATCCAAAATTCTGTATATTCGACAGAAAAGAAATCCCCAAGCACATGGAGACGAATAGCCACTTTCTGATAAGTAGCACACAGTCCATCAATCTCTTTTGCCAGTCTAGCCATCAATTCACTATTAGGCATTGCCATACGGTGAGCGAATGGCATATTATTCCCATAGCACTTCTCCCACATCGCACAATAGGCGGGGCAAGTATTCCGCTCCTCCAGCGTCAAAGTATAAATAATTGCACCCTTCCACGGGCCTTTCCTAATCTTCTTTCCCAGCTTCTTATTGGTACTAGGCTTCAGGACGCTATGAGTATAGTCCGAGCCCTTGAGGGATTGAAGATAGACCGTGCGCCCACTCTCGATTGCTTCGCTAGTCTTGCTCATGCCCTAAGTATCGGCTATCCAACAAGAAAACACAAGAAAAAAATGGGAAAAGTTGTAACCCCTTGCAAATAAAGGACTTGCGTCGAGTGGGGCCCCCGCGGATGCCATTTTGGCAGGAATAGTGCAAAAGAAAACCCCTAATATTCGAACGAGCCCCATCTAGACTTGCGCGAATATTAGGGGAAGGGGAGGGCCAACGACAACCCTCCCCCAGTTTCACTTCACCGAATATTCGGTGAAAGTGGCCTCGGCCAGAGCCCAAAGCTCTTGATTGATTCGCAGATTCTCGCGGATGTTGTTGACCGTGCGCGTCTTACGCTTGCTGCGATCATATCCACCGCGCAGGATGTTTTCTTGGGCGACATTGAAAGTAGTCCAGAGATCGTTTCCGCTGTCTGCCGTGCGGACAGGTTGGAGAATGTGGACGGAATCAGGAATGATATCTTCCGGCTTGTTCCAGCGAATGCGTGCCGCCTTAGTTGCGAATGCGTTACGCTGTTCGGAATCGAGGGGCAATTGCGCCCATGCGGTCACCTTCCCGCTCATGCCTTCCATCGAATCGGTGAGTTGGGAGATGTGGGATTGCGCGTCTTCAATCGAAAACTTAGTGTGCCGCTGCCGGAACTCACCAACCGAACCCCGCGAGACGATCAGGCCATTGGTGCAGATGAGAGCGTAGAGGCCCGCAAACACCGAAATGGGGCTAGTGCCGTTGTGGGAGTTGATGATATGCAGCCGAGGGTAAATCAGGCCGCTACGGGGATCCTGAATGGCCGTCTGGATGCGCGCTTGGAACACAAGCTGGTGAAGCCCGAAGTCCCTAGACCGTTGGACGCGAGCCTTGGGAACCTTGGCCTCCACAACGCCCCAGCCCTTAGCGTCCATGGCTTCAATGATCGTGCGAGTCGGGATGAAGGAATAACGCTCCGAGCGGTGGCCGTCATGCGACTCGGCAATGGCAGACGGGACGGTACGGGCGATCTGTTCGAAAGTGAGGAATGTGGTGCTCATGCCCCTATTATACGCCGCAAAGCTCGAAATGCAACACCAAAAAGTGAAAAAAGGAGAAAGTTTGCGAAAGTTGTAACCCCTTGCAAACAAAGGACTTGCGTCAAGCGCGGGGGGCCCCAAAAGAAAAATATGTGCATAAAAAAACCCACCTAGTAGCTACTTAGGTGGGCCGAAAACTTGCGGGGGTGATCTTTCCCCGATTATTTTCTAACTTTTACGAAGGTTTACTCCGTTTCGCGTCCTAGCATAAGTGGCTGGCTCTGGTTAGGTCAAACAGTTTCCCGGGGTAACTGGGCCTAACTGATCGCGGGTGCTTTATCTACGGAGAGGCAGGGGTCTCTGTCAATCGGTAAAAGTGTTTCAAAGATCGTAGAATCGTCCGTCGAACTTGTTGGAGTTGAGCCACTCCTCGACCTCATCGCGGAACTTTCGACGGTCGAGCGCAACTCGCATCTCCCAGTCCTTACGGTGAGCTTCCATCTCGGCCTCGCTCATCTCAGCTTGAAGGGGCGACTGCTCCCAAGCTTGGATGCGCTCTTCGGGTTGAACTTGGCAGTCCATCGGGTCGTGGTAGTCGTTGTTGCTCATGCCCCTATTATACACCCTAGGGAGGCTTAGTCAACAGGGAAAAACGGAAAACTTGAAAAAGTTGTAACCCCTTGAAAACAAAGGACTTGCGTCAAGTGCGGGGGGCCCCATGTTACCTTTTCGTAACACAGAGCCCCAATCATTCATTTTCTATTCGGGATTGACTACGAATCCGTCCTTGTCCAATTGAATTTCATCGTCATCAATAATATCTGCGAGTTTGTGGGGATTGCACCCACAATAATATTCGTCTTCCATAACAAAAACGAACTTTCTGGACTTGTCCTTCAATTGCTCTCGGACACCGAGATTAGGATCGACCCAGAAGCTCACACGCGCCTTGATGTTTTCGTCAGATTTGCAATTAGCACACCGAATCACGCTTCTTCCTCCATTTCATTCCAAAGAGAATCGAAACATTCACCACAGGTGCGGGAGATCAGAAACTCCCGCGAGTCTGAATCCATGTCGGGGAAGATTTCTTGAATCAGGTTTTCCCCCTTAACCCATTGCCGGAATTGCTCAAGATTCATAGACACGACTTGGAATCCTTGGCACATTTTACAGTATCCACCAACCTCTGCCGAGGTTTGATAGGTTCCTTCCACGAATGAGCCACAGATTGACACTTCCAGACCTTCAAGCCGATTGATCATGATTACTTTCCTCCGTTTACGATCTTGTACGCTTCGGTGCATCCCAAGTGCTTACCGTTTGAAAGAAGCGGAAGCGCACGCCGAGAGGCCACATAAGCATCCCGTGCAGCTTCCATTTCTTGCTTAGTAGCCTTGCCCATGCGCCACTTACCGTACACCGAATGGAAGTTTCGAGCGTGGACTAGGCTAGCATCTTGCAGCACGGCCCATTCGTTAGCTTGTTCGGAGTACATGGCGGGAAGGTGAAGGGTGACAGGCTTAGGCTTGCGGAACAGGGTGAGAAGTTTTTGAATCATGGGTGTATTGTACCTTTCGAGAGAGGGTCTGTCAAGAGCGTTGGTTGAGAACCGACTCCCGCAGGGCAGTAGTTTTGATTTCGGGAACCTTTTCGTCCCCATAGAGGGTGACGGTGAGAAGCGTGATGCCTTGCTCGTTCTGGAAGTTGAAGCGAGTGCAGATCCAGAAAGTGCCATCGGCGTTGTCGTGCTTGATGTCCTCGCGGGAGATGCGGTTGACATAGGAGAGGGTCAGATTGGGGAAGCCGTTGTTGTTGCTCATGCCCCTATTATACACCGTAAAGCTCGGAATGCAAGACCAAAAAGTGAAAAAAGGAGAAAAATCAAAAAAGTTGTAAACCCTTGTCAATAAAGGACTTGCGCGTGTCGCGGGGGGCCCCATGTTACCTTGTGGGCTACTCACTTCTTCGGACATAGGCTCCGCTGCACTTGCACTTGCAGGGCGTTTCCACGATCCCGAACGGGTAGTGTGCATTGTCCTTCATTTCACTTCCTCCAAGTGGTACAAGATTCTGGCAAGAAAAAAGTCTTCAGCCAGCTTCTTAGCTTTTTCTACAGTTTTGGCCTCATCAATATATTCCACCTCGCCGCCGTCCTTATACTCTAGAACTTCTACACGGATGGGATTATCCACGGGGCCGTACACTTGCAGGAAAATATCCGTCCTAACTAGCCTCTGATTGCTTAGGTGATCCACTTCCCAAATGAGAGGCTTGATACGATAGCAGGTGTTTTCCATATACTTATTATCGGCTATTGGAGCGCGAAACACAAGAAGAAAATCAGAAAAGTTGTAAACCCCTATAAATAAAGGACTTGCGTGTGTCGTGGGGGGCCCCATAACAATACCTTAGCAATTCTGCATTTCTAAGGTATTGCTAAGATATTAGCAATCCTAATAAAAAAAGCTCGAAAGGAGATAGCCCTTTCAAGTAAAACATCCAGCTACCGATGTTTTCATAATGTCCTCGGGAGCGTCTCCCCTTCAATCAAGTTGGTTTAGGAGTAATAGGCAGATAACCAGTCTAACTATTGCTCCATCTTGATAACGGTACGCGACTAATAGTCGCCGCTTCCAGCCTAAACCCTATTTATACTCGCTGGAACGAGTTTCTTTTTTACTTTTCCTCCACGATCTTAGGTTCGAAGGCGTGATCTCTAGGCCCCCACTTATGCACGCTACCATAGAAACTATAGGTGGGCTTTCCTGCGGTATCTTCTCCGCAAATGGCACATACAATCTTCGTTTTCATTGTTTCAACTCGAACTCCCGGATAATAGTCTTTGTTTTTTTGAACGATTTTTTCTCATTTTGAGCCGCTTCTATTGTTGCACAGATTTTCTCCAAAAACTCTATCTCGTAGCTCACATACTCATTACCTACGATTTTGATGCTTAGTAGTGCGTAAACTTTCATTGTTTCACCTCGTGCTCTTCAATAGTGATCCCATGGTGAAAGCGGGACATAGGGGTTCCGTGCACCTTCTCTGCTGCCTCTCGGCTCAAGTAGACTCCAACAACCTCATTTTCATATCCACTATCAAACATGGATTTGATTGCTTGTACTACGATGTAAACTTTCATTGTTTCTCCTCTTTTAGTACGGAGCGGGGCATTGACTGAAGTCCAATTCTACGGCCTCTCCCCAGATCTTTCGAGCCTTTTCCTCGATTTCTTTCTTGATACGCTGAGAGAATCCCAAGGTGTCCGGGGCGAGGTTGTAAACCTTACCCTCACGCACAGCGTAGAAGCTGTAGCGGTAGCCTTCGCCGTAACCGACGAAGTCCCGATCCCAGAGCACCACCACCTTGAGCGGAGGAGTAGCGGGAGCCTTGAGAGGAGCAGGCTTGATACCGTACGAAGGAGCGAGGATCTGGTTAAGCGTTTCAAACAGAGAAGTTTTGTTTTCCATGTGTGTATTATACCATCTATCGGCTCAGGTGCAAGATAAAAATAGAGGGTTTCTACAAGTTTTCCTAAGTGCTTGTGAATAAAGGACTTAGGCTATGCGCGGGGGCCCCGTGTTACCTTTTCGTAACACTACCCCCTAATCAATCTCTATAGTATTCGTATTTATAATCTCCGAGTTTATCCCACGCTTCACAGATCCAATTAGCAGCAAAGTTCTTTGCCATAATAAAGTTTGGCAATTTCTTAGTTTCCAATCGAGTTCCAGATTCAAAACGCTGTACCATCCAGCGGCCATCGTCTTGCAGAAAGAGTTCCGCAGTATATCGAATACCACAGATTATCTTTTCAGTACGATAGCCATGAATACCGAACTTAGGGAATCCCGGAATGATTTCAAATTTGATTTCGTAGTAGTTCATTTTGTAATTGGGGGAGAGATTATTAGCCCCTCCCCCATCTCCAATCCACTAGTGGCTTCTCACTCCTCTAGTTGGTCTCAAAGTTTTGCTTGAACAGGTTGTTGGACGCATTCTCCCACTTGTCAGAGCGGTCCTTCAGAGTGGGCAGATAGGCTTCCGAGAACGCGATAATCACGGTAGAGATGGCATTCTCATAGCCTTCCTTCCATTGCTCGGACTGCTTGGAGTGCTTCAGCTTCTCCACCGATGCTTCGTGCAGGGTCATGAGGAGCATGGCGATTTCTGAGCCGACTTCGGCGTAAGGGTTATTCGGTGCAAGGTTGCGCTTCATGTTTCCTATTATACCCTTTCTAGGCTCACTTGCAAACCTTTTCTAGATTTTTTTTGTACTTCTTGTTGATCCCGTAGTCTTTTTCTTCTTCATGGAGTTCCGCATGGCAGTTGAAGCATAGTAAAATACATTTTTTTATTTCCTCTTCTATTACCTCTAAACTAGCTAATTTACTTACTAAATTAGATATGTTATCTAATTTTGTTGCATCGTTTATATGGTGGAAAGTAAGAGCTTTTTCACATTTAGAGTAGCCACAGCGCGCACATCCTGATTGTTTTTTTAGAGAAACATAATCTGATCTTATTTTTCTATGTTTTTTAGTATATGCAATATGTTTTGGGTTTTGTCTAATGTTATCCCGTCTTTTTTTATTTACACACTCACGGCATCTAGTATCCACCCCATCCTTAGTTGCAGTTCTTTTATTATAATCTACTAATGGTTTTTCAATCTTACATTTTATACATTTTTTCATATAATCACTCCATAACTATATATAGTTATGGAGTAGTTATTTTGAGAGATTTTTTTTGACCTTGGCCCAGTATCCATTAGTCCTAGAGGTCTTTTTCTTCCAGTTAGGGCCAGAGTTATGCAACCGAGCCAGGGTCTCCCAATCTCCAGCCTCCAGAGCTTTAGGAGCATACCGTTTGAAGTATGCAAGCATAACAGATTCCGAATATGCTTTATCATTCAAGCACCGATCCCACGACCCCGAAACTTTGGAATCAATCCAATACACTTTCTGGATTTGGTAAGGCCCATAGGAGCGTCCCTTATCTCCAATCGCTCCCAATCCATTATCTTTCATTCCTCCAGTCTCTACTTGACGAATAGCATTTACAAACTCATTCCACCCTTTCGGTGTCTGAGCGTGCCCAATGCCAGAGAACAGGAACAGGAACAGGAACAGAATCACGATTGCTTGCTTCATGTTATACATTGTATCGGTATATCCGAGCCTAGGCTTGAGAATGTTTTATATATTTTATATTATAATGCGCTTTTCCCTATTGCCGGAAAATATCGCGAAAAAAAAATTTACATTGGGTTTACAGGGGAGCCAGATGAGCCTCAATAGTTAATAAGCCACTACTAACTTTTTTTTAAACTCTAACCTTCTCTAACCTTCTCTAACCTTTTCCAAAAATTCCAAAAAAGCTTAGGAGTCCCATAGGGGAGGTATGACACCCCTTATAAGTATTCAAAAAAACTAACGGGTCCCCTTTTTTGTAAATATTTATATTTTTTAAAAATAAAAAATTGTATATAAGAATGAGCCTCGTAGTAGGCTCCTTTATAAAGGAGAATTTTTATATGCCAGTTACAATTACACCAGTCCCTGTATCGGGACTTAGCACTTCTTCTGGATCTTTCTTTACAGATACATCAGGTTCAGTAAGCGGTCCATTCTATGTTTTAACACAGTCAATCAGAGTTCTATATGCTAGAACTCCATCAAACTTCATAACCCCATTACAGGGTCCAAGTTCACTATCAGCTACTTATGCACCTTCAATTGTGGTTGGAGGAACTGATTTGAACTATATCGTACAAGCTACTGTATCGGTTTCAAAAGTCTTAGCTTCTTATGCTACTTCATCTTATCAGCAACCTCAGAAGTTCACTACGCTTCCTGATGCTGACAAGTTTGGGAACACTTATGGAACAACTTCAGGAACAGGTATACTAGGTCCTGCGGGAACTATTATTACTTCTCAACCCTTTATTTACAGAAGACCTTGGGTTGAGGGAACTGATGCTGAATCTGTAACCACCATCATTGGTACTAACAGAATGTTTATAAACTTCGGAACTGATGGAACATTACTAAGCTTTGAGGGTCCTGGTGCTCAAGGTAACTTAGTTGACTTCAAGCAAGGCGTTGATCCAAAGTTTGCTTTAAGCCACATCGGAATCTATGATACTCGCAAGAATCCCTACTCATGGGGTCCCGATTATCAGTTGTTTGGTCCATACTCAACAACTCAAGAGAATTTTGTGAACTTCACAAACTTCATGGATAGCCTTGGAGATGCTATTACTACCTCTAAGCTACTCAAGCCTAATCTCGTACCAACAACAGATGCCACTGGAAGTTTCTTCACTGGAATAACTAATGTTAATTCAACGGCATTTACTGGTATCTCTGGTTACGACAAATCAAGACACTCATATACTTGATAACTAACTCTTAGGTAACTAAGAAATAAATGAGGCCCTAGATTAACTCTAGGGCCTCTGTGGTATCAGGATCACCTCCTTCGACTCGGCGGGTAACGGATTATTTTGTGAAATTAGATACCACGAAGAACCCGCCAGAGAGGCTAGAACTTGTTTTTATCTTTTTTGTTGTAGGTCAACCAAAAGAAGAACATAATTCCTAGCCAACAAGTGCTAACTATCCAAACTGTTGCGAGTACAGCTTGCATTTTATCACGCACTCATTAGATCCGAACGCAGTTGCTTGATAAATCTCTCAGCACGCTTTCGGCTCTTTGAGTATATGGCAAGCTCTCTAGGCTCACTGTAACGGTTTTGACGATACATCACCATGTAGTAAGTTGCCATACCAGCGCGTTCAGATTCGATCCAGATTTTTTTATTTTTATTTTTGTTTGTCATAGGGATATCTCCTTGATTTTATCATAGTCCCTTCTCGGAAAAATCTACATACTTCTGAGGTTTTTTATGTGGACTAGTAAAAATTATATGTTACGCCCGATAGCTCACTGCTGAAGGGGAAGATGTATATAGCCCTTCCTAGTGTAGGAAGGGCTTAAACTCATTCTTCTGTTTCTTCTGCTTTTTTATTACAACCGCCACACTTACCTTGGCGTTGTTCCTTGCACTCAAGCTTCGACAGGATAGCTCCAATGATAACTGTGGTTGCTGAAGCTAGGACTCCGTTTGTTATTAGATAACCTGTAATTGGAATCGCTCCCATGGAGTAAGGAATAAGAATACCTAGCCAGAAAGAAGTACACATCTGGCAAGTAATTAAAAACCATCCCCACTTACAAAAAAAGTTAGTATGGAATCTCTTAGCTAAGAAAGTTCTTAGGGGTTCAAAGATTGTTGATTGAGCTAGAAGCATACTAGCACCAAAAATAACTAACGCTGAAATAACAAAACTTAAAAAAATACTTTCTATCATATTAAATTAATCCTCTTTTAAGATTATAGGTAAGGTATTATGTTTTATAAACGCTTCCCTGTTCTTGTGCCAAGAGTCCCTACCCACTAGTTGCCCACTTGAGTGATGCACCATGGTAATAGGCACTGCTCTGTTGACCATTCCTGCCTTTAAAGCTGAAGAAGTATAGTGAATATCATAAAAATCCCACTTTCCTTCAAAAATTTCTGGCTTCTCTAAGCTTATTTTTCTTAAATTTCCTGCTTTAGCAGCTAAAAATAGTCCGTCCAATACGGCTACATTGCCAAAAGGACCATAATATGTAGGGTAAGGCTTTCCATCTGGGTTAATATGCACTACTAACCCTTTATGATACCCTTGTTCTTGCCTCTTCCAGTCCCACCAGACGGCATCTTTGCCTAAATTAGTGGTTCCTGCTGGTCCAATAAAACAAACTTTAGGATTTTCTAGCTCAGTTTTAAGAATTTTTTCGAAATCAGAGTTTTTTAAAGAGATTTCGATGTCATCGTGACAAAATATACAAATATCATCATCATTAGGCTTCACTTTTTCAAAGGCTGCGGCATAGGCTTTAAAAATTGATGATTGATTTACTAATAAGTGGACTATAATCTTACTATTAGTATAATAAGTAAGTAGTTTAGTAGTTACACTACTTATATCTTTACTTCTAGTACATATAAAAGCATATATATTCATGTACTTATAATAGTAAATAGAAATAAATTATTATGGAAAAAGCGGAATTAGCTGCCGAGTTTAAATTATGTAAAGAAAACCCAGTATATTTTATTTCTAAATATGTTAAGGTTGTTCACCCTGTTCGTGGCTTAGTTCCATTTAAACTTTATCCATTCCAAGAAAAAATCTTAAAAGATCTAGAAGCTCACAGATTTAATATTCTCCGTAAGTTTCGTCAGGCAGGATGTACAACGATTGCTGCTGCTTATTCTCTCTGGTTTATTATATTTAACAAACATAAATCAGTTGTAATCTTGTCTAGAGGGGATGCTGAATCAACTGAGGTTTTAGATAGAATAAAAGTTATGTACGATGAGCTTCCAGCATTTCTTAAGCCTGGAATTATTGAGGATAACAAACACACTTTTAAGTTAGCTACTAACTCTACGATAAAATCTAGGCCATCAGGCAAGCAATCAGGTCGTTCACTAGCTGGTTCTTTGCTTATAATCGACGAGGCTGCGTTCATTGAGAACATTGATACCATTTGGGCTGCTGTATACCCGATTATTTCTACAGGTGGTAGAGCGTTCGTTCTTTCAACTGTTAATGGTGTGGGTAATTGGTATCACGATGTTTACAGCAAGGCTATAAACAAAGAAAATTCTTTCAATCCAATAGATATTCGTTGGCAAGACCACCCCGAATATAAACGCCATGATGGATTTGATTGGCTTTATAAAGAAATGGAAGAGAAGGGGTTGGATGTTGATAAATGGGAAAAGACTACCCGAGCTAATATGCCTATGCGTCAATGGATGCAGGAATATGAAGGGGCTTTCCTTGGAACGGGCGAGACTTTTATTGCTGGAGAAATTTTAACTAGAATTAATTCTCAGACGGCAACTAATTATATTCAGAAATATGAAAATAAAATGAGAGTTTTCCAAGAACCTCAACCTTATTATACTTATATTCTAGGTTGCGACACTTCTTTGGGGGGAAATCGAGATTATTCTGCCTTTCATATAATTAATTGTTATAATGGGCAGCAAGTTGCAGAATTTTATTCGAATAATACGCCAATAAACGAGTTTGCATCAATTATAGCTACTGAAGCAAGTATATATAATATGGCTTATGTTTTGCCCGAACGAAATACGATTGGAAATAACTTAATAGACTGGCTTTTTAATGTTTTGGAATACGAAAACCTATGGTCTGATGAACGAGGTAAGTTTGGATTTCAATTAACATCTCAAAATAGAGAACAACTGCTTGCACTTCTAGAAGAGGCTATTCGAACTGACATGATTAAGATTAATTCAACAAGAACTTGTGACGAATTATTAACTTTCATCGTAAATGAATCGGGAAAAGCTGTAGCAGAAAAAAATAAGAATGATGATTTGGTTATGAGTTTAGCTTTGAGTGTTTATGGATATAAAAATCTTATGGACACACTTCCACGGGATATATTACAAGCAAATTCCACGGAAGAGCAAAGAATGCCTATGCCAACTAAAGGAAAAAGCCCTATCATCACTGAGGAAGATTACAAATGGCTGATGAGATAAAAAATAAAATAAATGAAGGCTACACTGAGTTTGGAAATGTAACTCAGCCTGAATTCTATTACCCAACAGGGCCTATCGGTCGTTTTTTTGCTAAATTTTTTGCTAGAAAAGCTGTAATTCCTCTTCAAAAAGAGTTAGAGGGCAAATCTGGCGATACCATCATTAATGCTGATGTAATTAAGACTGGGGAGCCTACAGACAGTCCCGCAGGATCAATTCTTGTTAATAGAACTCCTCTAATACCTCAACTTGAGCTAAATCGTAAAAGAAGATATAAAGAGTATGAGGAGATGGATGGGTATCCAGAGATTTGCGCTGCGTTTGATATTTATGCAGATGACAGCACTCAAAAAAATAGCCGTAATGATGAGTGGTTAGTAAAATCTAGCAGTCAAGATATAGTTGAAGAAATAAATGATCTATTCACTAAGATTGCATTAGATCGTCTTCTTTGGGACATAACAAGAAACACTGTTAAGTATGGGGACTGCTTCGCTGAAATAGTTATTGATGTGAACAAGCCTGAACAAGGTGTTCGCAAAATTAAGATACTTAATCCTGGGTATATCTTACGAGTTGAAGATGAATACGGTTACCTAAAGGAATTTTTACAAGAGGTTCCAGACAGGATTAGCTTAGAATCAATCGGATCTAATATGTATGGTGGAAATAAACCATCTCAATACATAAAATTAGATAAGAATCAAATTCTTCACTTCAGACTTCACACATCAGATCCAGCGTTCTATCCTTACGGAAAATCTATAGCTGCTTCTTGCCATCGTACATTCAAATCTCTGCGTATGATGGAAGATGCAATGATGATTTATAGATTGTCTCGCGCACCAGAGAGACGCATATTCTACATTGATACAGGAAATCTTCCTACACAGAAAGCCGAACTTTTTGTTGAAAGAGTAAAAGAAAAACTCAAGAAAGAGAAGTTTTATAACACAGTTGCCAATACAGTAGATGCTCGTTACAACCCAATGAGCGTTGATGAGGATTACTTCGTTGCAACTCGTAATGGAGCAGGAACAAAAATTGATACTCTTAAAGGTGCAGAGAACCTTGGAGAAGTTGACGATGTAAAATACTTTAGAGATAAACTCCTAGCATCATTAAAAATCCCTAAAGATTATATTGTTGAGTTTGATAAATCTCCAGAAAGAAAAGCTAACTTAGCACAATTAGATGTTAAGTTTGCAAGAGTAATCATTCGTGTTCAGAAAAACATTGAAGTTGGATTAGAAAATTTAGCTAAACGCCACCTTCAATTAAAAAAATATCCCCCAAGCTTAATTAAAGAACTTAAAATTAAGTTACCTGATCCTTCTGATATGTTTGCAAAGCGTAAGTTGGATCTTGATGAGCAAAAGACAAGAGTAATTCAAGCTGTAAAGGGATTACAAATGTTATCTCAAAAGAGGTTATACAAAGAATATTTTGATATGACTGATTTAGAGATAGAGCAAGTTATGGGAGAGCTAGAAGAAGAGCAAGCACAGGCTTCAGAAGCTCAAGCGGAGGCCATGCAGACCACTCAACCTATGGCTGGGCCTGGGTATGGTGAGGCAGGGGGTCAAGAAGGGGCTGAAAACGCTCCTCCCACAGCCCCTTCCCCAGGACAACAGCCCCCAGTTCAAGAAAGTTTAAGTAAATTATCTTCTATTTTAGATATTTCGGGAAATGATAAGCTAATTTTGGAAAGAATTATAGCTAAACAATCCAATAAACTTAAAAATTGTCAAAAATAAACGCATATATAATAAATGACATCTATGGAGTCGAATATGTTTACAACTTTATATGAAAATCGGGACAAGAAAATATCCCAGTTAGTTAAATTAGGGGATTGCATTGGCAGATCCCTCCGCGAAAATGTATCTTTATTCGCTATTGATGGCTCAAACCAAATAGTTACTTACATAACCGAAAGCAATAAGGTTATTAGTGGTAACTTCTCTATAGGTGCAGAGACCTCTATAACTAATATTCGAATTCAGGATAGTGAAATCTTTGAAGATGACAGTGTTTATCAAAAGTTCATCAATTCAAAAGTTTCTAGCTTTGTAAAAGACATTTATGAGAATGACTACAAGTCTGCTAACTCAAACTTTGGAGAAATCCTGAGTCTTTGGGAAAATAGACTTAAGTTTGATAATGTTCAAAACAAACTTAATGAAAAGACTGAGAAACTTCGCAAGGTTGAGAAGATTATGGAGTCCGACGAGTTCAAGAGATTCCTTGAACTTGAGCCTCAAATAGTCCAATTCTTAAAGACTAACTTTAAGAAGATCAGCAGAGTTCCAGAGATTAGAAATGCTGTTAATCTATCTAATACTATCTCAGAAGCTTTCAATCTACAGCGTCTTGACTACAAGACTCTAGAGGAACAAAAGACTTTTGTTTTACAGGACGGTCCTACCTCCACGATGTATGACATGATTTGTAGACAAGAACTCGTTAAAAAAGAGTTACTCGAATCAAAGAAAGAATTTGATACGATCTGGGCTTCAAATCAAGCAATTCAAAAATTGGCTAGTTGCATCTTTGAAGAGGATGCTAAAGTTATAGCTGCTCTATCAGAAGCCATTAAGGAAGTTCCTTATGTTGCTTTAGCTTCAAAGAACAATCTATATAAGACTTTCTCAAGCTGCTTGGCCTCGGTTGAAGGTCTCGGAGTTACTGAAAAAGATATTCAAAAGTATGCTTCAAAGATATTTGAAGCCAAAAAGGAAGTTCGTGAATACCTAATAAACTCCTTGAATGAGAAGTTTGGTATTAATGTTTTAAATCTTCAGGATCCTCCAAGCTTTAAGAGTTTAGTAAACACGCAAATTATAATCTTTGAAACTCTTTCACGCCTAGCTCCTAATGGTGGAGCAGTCAAAAAGACTCTATCTGAACTAGCGGAATCTCTCAAGAATAAGTCTGGAGTTGAAGCCATAGATGTAAACGACTTCATTTACAATATGTTCATTAGCTCAGGATACGGTCAGATTCTTGATGAGAATCGTTTAGTAAGCAAGTACGCTACAATAGATTTTAAGAGAATAGCTAAAGATCTACAAGCTATGTCCTCAGTTGTTGCAGGAATGAGAGACAACCTAGGACCTAGTGTTGAGCAAGATGATCAATATGAAACAGATGAAAATCTCGACCAAGGTGAGATGGAATCTGAAGAAGGCGAAGAGGAAGCACCAGAGATGGAGCAGGAGCCAGAAGAAATGGAGGCTCCAGAGCCAGAAGTTCCTCAAGGGCAAGAGATGCCCCCTATGGAAGGAGAACAGGCTCCTGAAGAAGAAATGGGGGAACAAGTGCCAACAGAAGAAAAGAATCCAGAGCAAATAAAAGCCGATATAGCTAAACTAGAAGCTATGATAAAAGATTTAGCGGATGAGCTAAACATGGCTGAAGGCGATACTCCAGAAGAAGAGGAGAACGATTAATATGGCAGGGGTAACTCTTTGTCAAAGAACATTTTCTAAGATGGTATTTATTCCTACAAATACCAGTGGATTAGAATTAACTTGCACAGATTCTTCAGGAAACACTATAAATTGCAACTATATTAATGTTCAATTTAGCCCCTCTGCAACTTCAACAGGACTTGCTACTCTTTTTGTTGAACCTAGTGGAGGGGTATCTTATACTCAAAATGTTAGTTCTTTATCAAATACTAACTTAAGCGGTGCGGCAGGTTCTGGCGCAGGAGGGTTCGCCATGGCTGCAATTTTTGGTGATTCTACTTGTTATGAGTATGTTTGTTTACCAAATGAAAATTTTAATAAAGTAATATTTAGAAATTTGATTATGGGAGGAACTGCGGCTGTAACTTTTGGCACTGTTGTTCCACTAAATCCAGTAAAATTAGGGGATAGGTTCTCTTACACTAAAGGAAGTTAATATGGCATCAACAACAGTTTGTCAAAGAACTTTTTCTAAAAATTTTCTTAGTAGAGAAGTACCCACTGCAACTCCTGAAATAAGATGTTTTGATAGCAGTGGGAATACTATAAATTGTAATTATTTTAGTGTATCTATAAGTACAGCATCAGGAACTACTGCTACAAACCCAAGCCCAGTAGTTTTTGTGTCTCCTCATAGTGGTACTATTAGTATTACAAATGCATTAAGTTCCGTAGCTTTTGCTACCGCTGTTAGTTCTTTAACAGCAGGAAGTTTATCACCTTTAGGAGTTTGCTTATTAGTCACATCGGGTGTTTCTACTTATGAATACTTATGCTTACCAAATGAATCATTTAATTCAATTCGGATATTGCCCTTTACTCAAAATCCTGCCGGAACAAATAGTGCATTTAATGTTACTTTAACTTATGGTGTAGTAACTCCTTTTAATCCCATAAAAGCAAAAGATATATATCAATACGATTTAGGTCGATAATAAAAAAATATGTATGGCAACAGTATCATCACTAGTAACTGTATTTTTAGATCCAGATAGTAATGAACCTTTAGCTCTTTCAGCTTTAGGTGAAGGAGATGTTATTTCAGAAAGAATCGGAGGCACAGGCCGAACCGATATTTCTGGTTTAGTATCTTCTGTTGGAAATGTTAACATTTCCTATAACTCAACGACTAGACAATTCGTTGTAGATGAAGTTTCTGGAGTTTCCGCTGAAGTTACTTTTGAATCTGTCAGAGATGCTTTAGCTAGTGGTAGCGGTGAATTAGCTTTCTCTGGAGATTTTGTAATCTCTGGTGGTGGTAAGTTTAGAGGGGATTTATCAGGTAATTTATCAGGAACAGCTTTAAGTGCAACAAATGCTATTGCTGTTCCTGGGGTTAGTATTAATGGTATTGCATTAGAAGCGAACGCTGGAGCGTTTACAACAGGAGATCCAACTAATGAATCCTCTGTTCGAGCAGCTTTAGCTTCCGCTACAGCAGCGGTAACTTTAAATAATAAAAATTTAAGTGGTGTGGGGGAAATCAGAGCTTCTGTTGTTTCAGCTACAACCTTATCAGGTAACTTATCAGGAGTCGCAACAAGAGCGGAAGCAGTTACAGGAGTTTTAATTAATTCAACTTCTTATAACTTATCCTCTGGAACAAGTATAAATATTTCTACTACGGCTACAGTGGATTTCCCCTCTGTAAGCTCTGCTATATTTTCTGCTACTGGGCCTCTGTTTTTTAATAACCAAGATGTTTCAGGAATAGGTGCTGTAAGAGCAAACAATGTTTCGGCTACTAATCTTTCTGCTTCTAATAGACTAGCAGCCCCAAGTATTTCAGGAACTAATGCTAGTATAACTAGTAATATTACTGTAACAGGCAATGTTTCTTCTTTAGGATCTTTTTCTGGTCCTAGTGCAACTATTACAAGCTTTACTGGAACTGATATAAGAGCTACTAATTCAGTATCAGCAGAAAGCTTTAGTGCGACTAGTGGTAGAATTTCAACCTTAAGTGCGTTAACTAGTTTTTCTGCTCCAGCAATAAACACAGGCAGTTTAAATGCTACCGCTGGAATGAATGTTACTTCTACAGCTAGTTTTATTAATAATATTTCAGTAACAGGGTCTATTTCAACTACAGGAGTAGGGGTATTTACAGGAGGCTTAAATGTAACAGGAACAATGAGTGCTACTGATGTCAGAGGAACCACATCAGTTTCTGCTGCATCTGTTTCTGCTGCTAATACAATTGATGCTCCAATTGTAAGAACTTCAAATTACTTCTCAGGAAACTTATCAGGAAATGCAGTAAGTGCAAATTATGCATCTGCTATAGAGAATGTAATCATTAATGGAACTTCAGTAAATTTAAGGTCGGGACAATCAACAACCATAGCTGCAACAGGCACAGTGTCCTTCAGTGGTGTCAAAGACGCTTTAGAAGCCGCTAGTAGTGGAGTAGGATTTAATAGTCAAGAAATAAGCGGAATTAGTACAGGTAGATTTGGTGATCTTAGAGCATCAGCTAGTGTTTCTTCTGCTTCTGCTTTTTCTCCTTTTGCTTCTTCAACTGACATTAGATTTACTAATACTGCTTCTGGAACAACTATTCTTGCTTCGGATTCAGTTAGAAGTGATATATTTAGAAATCAAAGCAACACAACATTAGTAATTTCCTCAATTAGTAATAATAATATAGATATAAACTCTAATGGAACTGGAATTGTACGAATAATTCCAACTGCCGGAAATGGAGTTGAAATAGGTAGAACAGGAATAACCACAACAACTAAAGGTTTACTAAGAGTAAACGAAGCAGCAACTTTTGATAGTTCTCTTTCTGCTAATAGCGTAAGTGGGCTTACAGGAATATTTAATACTAGCTTAGAAGCTCCAATTGTTAGAAGCACAAACTACTTCTCAGGAAACCTTTCTGGATTAGCAACAAGTGCTGATAATGCTCGATTAATTCCTGGTTGTTTGATTAATGGAAGTGCTGTTTCCGCTAATGCATCAATAACAATCGCTGCTGGTTCTGTTGATTTCACTTCGGTTAGCGGTGCTATATTTACTGGCATTGGTCCTTTAACATTCAATGGAAAAGATTTGAATGGTGTAGAGGATATATCAGCAAGTGGTGACCTAAGAGCTAGTTCTGTTTCTGCTACTAATGTTAGTGGACTCACAGGAAGATTCAATACCAGTCTAAGCACCCCTTCATTTACAGGGACTACGACAAATGCGGGAACTCTTTCAGTAACCTCAACTTCTACTTTTGGAAACAATATTTCTGTAACTGGAAATACTACAACACTAGATTTTAATGGGGCTAATGCTTCGATTACTTTGGGAGGTGCTAATGCACAAATCTCCTTAACAGGAACAAATTCTCATGTTAGTTTGCTTGGTGCAGCATCTTATATTGACACTAGAGATTTAAATAGTGCTGCTATTTATAATACAGGTACAGTTTCTTCACAAGGTCTGACAATTAATGGAACTTCTACATTTAATAATACAGTATCTGTAACTGCAAATGGATTAAATGTAACAGGTAACTCAACATTTAATGATGATGTAAATGTTACAGGAACAGGAAAACGAATAAAGGCTACTTCTGTTTCTGCAACTAATCTTTCTGGAACATATATAACTGCTGATTTTGGACTAACTGCTCTTGCTCCAGTTCAAGTTAACTCAACCATAACAACTAATGATTTAGTTTCAAACACTTCAATAAGAGCACCTTCAGTATCAGCAACTACACAGTTCTCTGCTCCTAATGCTGTTTTAACTGCTGCTACTATTGGAACTGCTAGTATAACTACTGCTAATATTACTAACAGTGTAAATGTAACTGGTGATATTACTGCTGATACAGTAAAAGCTAGAACTCAATTCTCTGGAGTTAGTGCTACTATTAATGGTAGTGCTACAATAACTGGAGGGCTCACTACAACTTCCTTACAATTAAATGGATCAGGAACAATTACTGGAGCTTTAACAGTTAATGGAAATCCTACTTTTGGATCACTAGCTACTTTTAATGGTGGACTAAAGGTAGATTCTGGAAATACGATTGCGGAAGGGAATGCGTTTTTTGGCGGTAATGTTAGTTTAAGTTCCGCTAATAAGTTATTAAATGTCACTGCTACAGGTGGAAAAATAAATGTTCTGGATCTATCTGTTTTACAAGATACTCAAATAGATGGTGATTTATATGTTGACAATGCTGGCAGCGGTTATATTAGTTATGTAAGTGCTGGGTATCTAAAAGTTGGGGATATTATTGTTGTTGGAACTACTGGAGGGGCATTAGCAGAAGGTCTATTAACTTTTGGAAATCAAACTAACTTTACCTCTGACATAAATGTCTCTGGAGACTTATATGTAACTTCGTTAGCTCCAACATCTACTGGAACCCATGTATTAACAGTTTCTTCAGGTGGAAGTGGATTAGTATCAAGTAAGAAGTTGGTAACGGGTGCGGTGCTTCCTGCGGGTGGAGTAGAGCCAGCTTTCTTTGATGGTTCTTTGATTAGATATGAACAAACAGGGGGGTTCTATCAACCAGCACAATATGTTAGAGTAACGGCCTCTGATGCTGGATTAGAACTCTCTCAAGGTGTTGGAATCAGTATTGCAGATGCTGGTTATATAGCTATTGGAGGTGGTGGAACCTTATCAGTTAGTGGAGTTTCCACACTAAGCTCTCTCTTAGTTCCAAGTTCAGTCTCTGCGACTACTTATTTAAATCTTCCTTCTTCTACTCTAGTATGGTACGAAGCTAACAATGCTCAAAGAGTTTTAAAATATGTAAAGAATGGCACGGCTGCTTCAATGCCAAAAGGAACTCCAGTTACAGTAACTGGAACTACAGGTGATGTTGCAAATGTCGCTGTTCTTTCTTCAATTAATACCCATGTTCCCGAAGCAACGGGTTTTTCAAACCATGTCTTTGGTTTAACTGATACAACTATAGCAGCAGGAGCATTTGGTTACATTGTAACAGAGGGAGCAGTTAGTGGAGATGGGGGGGATATTTTAGATACTAGTTTATTCTCAGGTGGAGATATACTGTATGTATCAAGCAATGGTCAATTAAACAATGTCAGACCTCCTGCTCCATATGAAGCTCACCCTGTTGGCTATGTTGTTCGTAGTCAGGCAAATAATGGAATCATTTATGTAAAAGTAGAAACAGTTCCTGAGATTAATGATATAGTAGGAATGAACTTAGCCTCAAGTCTAGTGAGTGGAGACTTGATTAGTTATGATTTAGCTACTAGTACATTCAAGAATGTTCAGTCTATAGATATTTCAGGAACTATAAAAGGTGGAACAGTTTCTGCAACTAATTATGCTAATCTTCCATATGCTTCTGCAATTTGGAATGCTAATAAAATTCAAAGCACTACTGTAAATTCCACTGCTCCATCAAAAAGCCATAACTTACAATATGTTTCTACTGGAGAATGGAAACCAAATTGGAATGAAGTTTCTACTATTACTGCAAGTTCAGTAACTTTAACAACTGATATTGACTATTGGTTTGCAAGTGCAGAAAATGGCCCCATGAATCTAACTCTTCCAGATGCATCTACTTGTCAAGGTAAAGTTATGAGTATCATAAAATCTGATACAAGTGGTCAAGTAGTTACAGTTTCTGGAGGATCAATAAACACTATTCTCAATAGAGTAAAAATGAGAATGCCTAGAGAACAAGTAGAACTTCTTTCTAATGGAAGTAGTTGGGTAGTTTTATCTCACGATAGAGACTACGGTGGAGATACAATGGATTCTGATACTAACGCAGTATTTGATGATTTCATTCAGGGATCTACTGAAACAGGGGAAGCTGGATATGCAGGATGGTCATTTACAAACGGATCTATAACTGCATTAGCTTCTACTACTTTCTCTGGTTCAATGGGAGCTTTTAGAAGAACTTCAGGAACTACAGCCAACCAAGTAGCATCTTTCTATCCTCTTAATGCAGGAACCAACACTACAGTATTAACAGAACATTGTGTTGAATTTAAACTTAGAGGAAGAGCTTCAACTACAGGTACTGATCATACCGTGCAACTTGGCTTAACTTCAGATATGACTACAATAACACCAGCAAACGGATTCTATTTTGAAAGAGCAGCAGCAAGCGGAACTTGGGACGCTGTAACTAGAAGAGCCTCTTCCGAAAGAAGAATAAATACTGGAATTACTTATCAAAATACTAATGCACCAGATACTTTTAGAATTTTTATAAAAGATTTAAATAATGTTCAATTCTATATAAATGATGTGTTAGTTGCTAATGAAACCAATGTTTCAAATACAATACCCCTAGCTGGAATAGCTGTCCTTCCAGGATTCAATGTAACTCCGACAACTACAACAGCCAGGAACTTTGATGTAGATTACATTGCATACACCTTTGATGCAATTCTAGAGAGATATTAATATGCCAATAAATTCAGTAACTCAAGATATGGTCAAAATGACTTTGGTGGTGATAGCTTGCGTGGGATCTGTTGCTGGATATATTGAATATCGTGCAACTGATCACTGTGACTCAGTAAAAATAGAAGTAGAACAAAAACTTATTTCTCTTAAAAATGAAATAAACGCTGATTTAAGAGGAAAATATGATGCTCAAGCCGGAATTAAAATGGAGCAAATACTTGAGAATCAAAAAGAGTTGCTGAAAGTTGCATTAGAGAATCAAAAAGAACTTCAAGAAACTACACGGGAAGTTCTTAAGATTTCTCAAAGACTTGAGATGGAAATAGATAAAATAAAATCTAAGTAATCAATCAATCATATGATTTTGTTTGGCCGCTCTAAGCAATCTCCAAAAATAAGATTCTTTGAGTCCATTCAATTGAGTGATTACATTTGTTAGTCTATGAACAACATCCTCTGATAGCTGATTGCTAGATAATATTGATTCTAACTCTTTTTCTGCAAACTTAAATGTTTGTTTTTCAGCATCGGTAAAAGAAGTTAGTTGTTTCTTGATATCTCCATCGGTAATCATATTACTGTAACCTCGTGCCCTTCGTCTTCGTAGTATTTTTTGCGTTTCTTGGAGTGCTTTACTAAATATTTTTCTTTGTCCATGAAATCGTAAATAAAAACTTTTTCTTTGGACTCATGCTTTCTTAAAGCACGACCTAAAGCTTGCAAGGTAGCAATTTCACTCATAAGACCTCTAGCATTAATAAAGTGAGTGATCTCTTTAATATTTACTCCCGTTTGTAGAATGTTTGTTCCAATAAGAACTGAAACTTTACTGGATTTCCTAAACTTGTTTATAGTTTTGTATCGGGTAGCAATATCGTCAGCACCTTCAAGGAACTGTGAGTTGGGAATCTTTCTTTCCAAAAGTCTGCCATGTTCCAGAGACTTGGTTAATATTAATATTTTAGCTTTTGGATGAGAAGTATGAATCGTATTTACGATGTTTACGATTATTTCATTTCGCCCATCGTTGTTTACGATATATGCATCGTAAACTTCTCTATAGGTCATTTGATCGTCTAATCCGCTGGCATCATACTTTCTATTTATTAGCTGGATAATTGGCTTGGTTAAGTGTCCTTCTTCTACCAAAGTATTGGTGTCCACAACCTCTAGGATTGGCCCTAAAGCCCCCTCTAAGGAGTATAGGCGCATATCATCACTAGGTGGGGTTGCGGTAAGGCCAAAACGGTAGGAAGCCTTAGGGAACGATTCTATTGCGGCTAGAGCCATCTTACCTTTGGAGAATTCATGGCACTCATCAACAAAGACAACCTCTGCTTCTAAAAGGTGCGTATCTATGATTCTCTCTATGCTTTGAACCGTGCAAAGCATTATTTTCCCTTCAATATACCCCTCACCAAAACAAAGACCAACATCAGAGAATCCGATCTCCTTCTTTAGGAAATCGTATGTTTGGGTTAGAAGTTGTTTAGAGTTGAATAGGATTACCATGCGTCTGGGTGCTAACGCCTGAATCAACCCAGCTAGAATTAAAGTTTTTCCTGAACCAGTAGGAGACTTTATGACACCCCGCTTGGCTTGCAGAGCTTTCTTTATTAGATCTTCCTGATAGTCATAAAATTTATAATTTGGAACGATGTAATCACTAACTTTTTTTTGATCGTTCTCTAGATAGACTACTTCAGGGGTACATTCAATCTTTTTCAGGTCGGATAACAATCTTTGAAGTAGTCCACTATGAAAGCTCCCATTTTTAGTTATGAAGTGTTTATTTCCATCCCAGTGGTGTGAGCGGTAGGCTGTTGAATACTCGGCTCCTGGGATTTTAAATGTATATAGTTTGTAAAGAGCTTCTAGTAACTGTGGGTTATCAGTTTCTATCTTTGAAGTTGTATTTTTGACTATAATTTTCATTCATACTATAATAGTATAGTTCAGAAAAGGAGTTTTATGAACGATTTAATACCTAATAATAAACAAGAGATGATTGATAAGTTGTTGGAAAATCTTCCAGCAAATGTTGAAATAGAGGTTGAGCTTCCTACAAAAAATAAGGTTTCTTGCAAACAAGACCCCACAAAACCTGTCACCGTTCGTCCGATGAACTTTGAAGATGAGAAGGCGATAGCGTCTCAAAAGGGAAAGATGGATCCTATAAACATGATCCTTTCTAGGTGTGCAACAAATATTAATGTTGCAGAGCTTATAACTCCAGACAAGTTATTTTTACTAATTAAACTTAGAGAAGTTTCTTATGGGGAAAATTATGAGTGTGAGCTTCCTTGCCAACATTGTGATGCCTTAACTAAAACAACTATTAAGTTAGGAGAACTGCCAATAACCTATGCTGGGGATGATTTCTGTGATCCATCAGAAGTATTTTTAACTGGTATTAAAAAGAAGATTAAAGTTCGTTTAATTAAAACCAAGGATGAGGCTTATTTTAAAGATCCATCAATGATTATGAATCATATTTGGAGATTCGTAGAGGAGATTGATGGAGTTAAAGATAAAACGATTATCTCGGCTGTTATTGAAAAAATGCCATCCAAAGACATTAAAAAGATAGTTAATGCTATGAGATCAGATCTTGGCATTAATACAAAGATAGCTTTTGATTGTGCATCCTGTCAAAAGGAGAGTGTAGTAGAACTACCAATTGGTGCGGATTTTTTCGAAGAGAGCTAGAAGAGGGATTAAATTTAGATTCCCTGTATTTAGAAGCCTATATACTTGTGCATAGAGTTGGGTTTACATACGCAGATGTAAAATCAATGCCTAGATTAGAGAGAACAGTATATATTAAACTTCTAAAAGAAGAAGTGGAAAGAGAAAACGATGCAGTTGAACGGAGTAAGTCTCGTAGATAGAAACAGTCGCCCAGGAGTGCTACAAAAAGTAGCACTCCGAACATTCTTCGTTAATAATGGTGAATATTTTGACCCTTACGACATCAGTGGGGTTACTATCTTTGACAGACTTGCGAACATTTCTCCTAGCACCGTTATTGATACCAGCACAGGATTAATTACTTCTGGTCTTCCTTCTAGCTTAATACTGATGCACTTTGGTGCTTCTGCTAATGACTCTGGTGCTGCTTTAGCACCTAGCTCCTATGACCCAACAGGTAATGTTGCTTCCACTAGTGGGATCTATAGAGTGGCAAAAGGTGAGTATGTTTGTGTTTTAGATGGAACAATAGCCCTATCAGGATATTACAACTTAAATGGCTCTGGTTTTGCTGTCGCTAATGGAGCTTCTGCGGCTTCCGATTACTTCGATATTTGGACTGTTAAGATGGTGTCGAACTCAGATTACCAAGCAATGGCAAATGAGTTCAGCCTGTATCGGGACACAATCTTTACTTACACAGAGCCCTTATTACTAACAGCGTCTAATCGTTTAATAAATAAGCATATAAGATTAGACTCCATCGTGGATCTACAAGTTACTACAGATGTTAATATTGGTAATAGAACCATAGATGAGTCTTTGAGAAATGTTTTCAAGGATGCAGCAATAACTTCGGCAATGTTTAAAATTGAAAAAATCAATGAAGACACAATGACCTTGCCTTCTAGAGTCGAAGTTTCTAGTTTTGCTACTACATCCGGGCTAGTAGATGTTACAGATGGTAACACATTAGTTCTTCTATTTGATACCACAAAACTAGCAACCCACCCAAGTGTTGCTAACTTTGGTGGGCTTACTGGAACTTACTGCCTAACCTGTAAGTATAACTTACTGAATCAGACTATAGTAACTCAACCGATGTACTTTATCATTTCCTGAATCTTGTGGAAATAATCAAATTTGGTTGAGTTCTTTTCAACCCAATCATGTAAATCAACAAATTTACAGTGAGCGGAGTTCCAGTCCTTGTGACCTTTTGGAACTGGGCAAATCCACAAGTCTGGCATTCTAAGGTTCTTTCTGATAGTGTCGAACCTTTCCTGCCCGTGTAGTCCTGCTGCATCGTTATCATATGCCAGGATAACTCTGCCTTTGAAGTCCCTAAGCGTTTCTAGTTGATTATAGCTGACGCTGCATCCTTGTGTTGATGTTGCATTCACTCCCTGTATTTGGAGGGAGATAGCGTCAATAGGGCCTTCACAGATCACTACATATTCAGCATCCTCATCAAAAGGATACAGTACATCAGAAACCTTAAGATTATTGTAGTATGTCGGGTTTAGATACTTAGGCTTCTGATCGGTCAGGGTCCGCGCTTGAAAGTAGTACATAAAGCCATCTTTTTCAAAAGGTATTATTACTCTACCCGCAAAACGAGGGTTACTAGAAATAAAGTATTTTTTAGAGTTAATATCAGTTAAGATAGCTCTTGATACTAAGTAATTCCAAGCTCTCTTCTCCAGTTCAGTCTTTGGTTCGTTGTCGATGCTTATCATAGTAAGCTCGCCCAGATTTTCGTTATTTATTTCCTTATTCGCGCTAAGGGTATAATCTTCTTCAAGTTTGATCGCGTCAAACGATTTAATAAGAAGTTTTACCTGAGCTTTCTGGTAGGTTAAGTTCTCTACATAAGCATAGAGAGTAATGAAATTTCCTTTCTCACCAGACTTAAAATCCTGCCATAATCCTGTATCTAGGTTTATGCTCATATGCCGTTTCCAGTCATTTTCAAGGAATACGGATTCCATGATAAACTCTCTACCACTGGCAGAAATCTTTCCCTTATCAGAGAATTTTGTGGTAATATAGTCTTTAATGAATTCAGGAGTAACCATGCACATAGATAAGATATCAGAGTCGAAGTATAAGACTTTTAAGCAATGTAAGTTGAAATATCGTTATAAGTATGTAGATTATATACCAGAGCCTGAGGATGCCAACACAGACGCGCTGCATTTTGGGTCATACATCCACAAGATCTTTGAAGAGGGTTATAAGCTATCTGAAGAAGCACAGTTAGTAAAACTTTCTGAAGAGATTAAAGGCCAATATAAACTTTCTTCTGATTATACAGGCAAAGAACTTGTTTGTATTAAAAATTTCTTAACCTTCAACAAGAAGCTGGAAGAAACGATAGCTACCGAGATGTCCTTCGAGGTTAATTTTGGAAAGGACATGAAACTAAATGGAATCATAGATAGAGTTATCAAAGGGAAGAATAACACTTATCTTATCATTGACTACAAGACTTCTAAGAAAGAAAAAACAAAAGTAGATCTTTATCAGGATACGCAAATGAAGGGCTATACCTACGCCATTCATAAGCTATACGAAGTTCCTATAAAGAACATAACTGTGGCCCACTACTACCCAATAACTGGAAACTTAGTACCCATACAATACACTCAGAGCCAAATAAATGCTTATCTGAGATCTATAGAGGAAGAGGTGTGGAGAATCCGCAAATCAAAAAAAACCGATCTAACAGCCACAAGAAACGAATTTTGTAACTGGTGTCCCTACAAGAGTCTATGTCCTGAATTTAACGAACCAAGAGTCATAGAGGAGAGCCTGAAGAAGATAAAGAGTTCTTCAAAGGCTTCAAACGACCAGTAATAAAAGGTCTGTAAAGATCAATATCTACGGAATCAAAGAAGTTTAAAACTTGTTCTGGGGCATACTTACATTTCTTTGTCAAGTAAGTATACAAAATGTTTATTTTAAGAGGCTTTTGTTTATTTAATGAATCAAGAAGCTTTAGCTGGAAGTGCTTTATAAATCTCTCAGAGTATTTATGTTTCCACCTCTCAACAAACTCAGAACTTAATGTATCATTTATTAAATCTATAAAATCTACTATATCTATATTTATATTGTTGTTTGACATTCTTATTTACTATATTAATCATTATATAATATAAATATATTAGAGGTTACTTAAATGGCTTTTTCTCAACAAATCCTAAAAAATATAAAAAATAAGTTATACGGGGATAAAATTATCTCTTACCCAGTATCTAAAAGCTCTGCTGGTATTAAAGTTGGCGATATTTTAGTCTTCAAGTATAAACTTTTAAATAGAGTTAAAGAAAGAACCGTGCTTGTTGTAAGACCTGTTGAGAAGGATGCCAAAACAGGAAACTCTCTTCTTACTTGTGTAAAAGTTACTCTGCCTAATCAAATAACCTTAGATTATATTAAGAATCTATATACGGATAGAAGATCCTTAGGAGAGGATCAATATAGAACTTACATAATGTCTAAAATTATAGGTAACCCTCAAAAGATAGATTATTTAAAGACAAAACAAAAGAGGTGATAAGTGGATCCTGATCAATTACAAGAGATTGCTAATAACTTTAGAGCTTCTTTAAGTCGTTTAGAATCTGTTATTTCAGCGTTTACTGCTAAGGTAAATACTGTTGTTGATGATTTTAATGATTTAAACAATAAAGCTTTAAGTATTAATAGATCCTATACAGATGTGGCTGGTAGAGGGTTAGCTGCTACGGAAGGATTAAATTTAACTTTAAATAGTAAATTTTCAATTGGGTTAGAATTAAATAGACAAGCATTGTTTGGGAATAATAGGGAATTGATAAAACTAGCTGCCGCCCAGGAGGCATTAGGAAAATCAAGTGCTCCAACTATAGCTGCATTTAGAGAACTTCAAGTTGCTTTGAGATTATCTGAGAGTCAGACTAATGCCCTTGCAAAAGCTACTTTGGATTCTGCGTTAAGATATGGAATTTCTACAGAAGTTTTAGTTAATCAATTACAAAAACTTCAGCCTGTAATGGAAACTCTTTCCTTAGCTGGGCAAGACACTTCTCAGTTTGCATCTTTTGTAAGTCAACTAACAGCTAAATTAGGAGGGGAACGCAATGCAGATAATGTTGCTAGAGCGTTAACAATCCTAACCGATGTCTCTAGTAAAAATCAAAATATGCTTGCTAGATTCGGAGTTCAAGACCTATCTAGAAGATTGATCTCTGGTCAAGGATCTCCAGAAGAACAATCTGCACTAGCAATTGAAGCAATTAGAAGATTTTCAATGGGAGTGCAATCTATGCAAGGTTCTCAAATAGAGAACATTAGATTGTTACAAGAAATGACAGGGGGGAGTGCTGGGTTATTCTTATCCTTAAATACAGAACTTGAAAGAACAGCAAATAATATAAAGGAAAACGATCCAACAAAAGCATTTGATCAAGTAATTAATAATTTTAAAAATTTAATGGACTCTTTGTTTGCTCCAATAAAACAGTCGGTGATGGATGCTGTTAAAGTTTTGATTGATGGGGCGATTCCTGTAATTAAATTTATAAGTGAAGTAATTAAGTCTATTACTTCACTTAGCCGTTTTACAGATCTTCTTATTATTGGATTTATAAGCATAACTACTCTAGTAGTTGCTTTCCTAATTCCAACATTAACAGCATTAGTACAGGCATTTATTGCTTTATTATCTCCACTACTTCCACTTATTGGAGTAGTAGTTGCATTGGGATTAGCTTTATATGCTGTAATGAATATTTTTGATTTTGGATTTTCTGACATCTTTTCTGAACTTAAAAAAGTTTTTAATAACTTTGGAGACTATATGATGCTAATAGTTTACAGATTAGCTCAAGGATTTTATAGCGTTCTTTCTTCTATTACTTTTGGAGATTGGTCAACTGGTTTTGAAAATGATTCATTAGAATATCAGAAAAAAGCAGACGCATTAAGACAAAAAATAGATCAATCTGCTTTAACAACATCCGAACAAATTGAAAAAAACACAAGAAAAGAAATTAAAATTCCTGAGTTTATAAAGACTACTAATAAAGAATTAGAGGATGCTTTTAGAGTGATGTTAGGATTGCAATCAACAAATCCAGTTGCATCACAAATGGTCGTGCTTAATGACAGAATAGAAAAATTAGTAGATAATTCAAATGTGCAAACAGAAAACTCTACTCAAACTGTACAAGCTCAAACTCAGACCGTACAAAAGTTAGAATTAGTGAACCAGAATGTAAAACAAACAAAGCCACTTCTAAGACCTCCAAGTTCATCTAGGACTTATTGATAAGGAAAATATATGCCAAGTTATAATACAAATAGACAACTTCCCGAAAGATCTAGAGTAGTATTTTATTATCCTAGTCCTAAAGAAGGAGAGAGTTTTGTTCAAGTAGTTCTACCATTCTATGAGAATATTGATATTAGAGAAAGTAAATCCGCTAGATATACAGAGTTTAAGTTACTTTCTAGGTCTAGTAATTTATATGGTTATACAGGTGCGGATTCAAGACAGTTCGAATTAACATTTACTATAAATCTACCTCACATTATTTACGAACATCCAGGAGCACTAAAAGATCAATCTGGGCCTACAACTAGAGATTGGGCAGATACTTTAAGAAATGCTACTGTGGATCCTTTAGCTAGACAATCTAGTAGATTAGCTAATAAGTTTTTACAAAAAGCTAAAACAGAATATCCAAATGTGCTTTCATTTCATAATGGTAATGGGAATGCTTCAAATTTTAGAGGATTATCAATTGTTGGCCCATCCCCTGAATTAGAAACACAGAAAAATTTAATAAATGTGAAAGCAGCCGAGCTTGGATTATACTGGACTAATATTGTTAGAACTTCTGTTGTTACTAATTCTAAAAACCCAGTTTTAGGTCCCCCAATAATTAGATTTACTCATGGGCTTCTTTATCAAGATGTTCCATGTATTTGTAAGAAATATTCAATAACTTATGATGATAAATCTGGGTTTGAGATGCAGACCTTATTCCCAAGAATAATGAAGTTTTCTTTAAGCTTAGAAGAGGTTAGGGCTGGGGATTTCGGTAAATTCCAAAGAGGCCAAGTAGTATCTAGAGATAATTTATCTGGATACGAAGCAATGTTCACAGAAGAGCCAAGTATGGATCCAGGAGAGTTATTATG